GAGTCGTTGGTTGGCAAGGGCGCGGTTGTTTGCCGTTCCGAAGCCGAGATTTGCATTATTTTCTATTAAGCTGACTTGCGGGAATTCCGTGCGGATCATATCCTGAGAACCGTCTTTGGAACCGTTGTCTGAGACAATTACTTCGAAGTTTATCCCTTGTGTCTTTTCATATATTGACAGGAGACAGTTTTTTGTGAGTTCACGGGTGTTGTAATTTACGATGATAACGGAAACGTCCATCCTTGCCGGTCCTGTAATAAAATTATTTTTTAGTTAGCGATTAACTGTGAAAAAATTGAAAATACCGATATCGAAGCGAAAAGTCCTGCGCAGATATATTTATATAATTTCATGGCGGATTATAGTAACACAGAAATAAGGGCTGCGCAATGAGTATTCCCGTCGTGTCCAGGGCGCTGTTATTGGTGAACCGTTTGCTGTTTCAGCATTTTTTGCACGCTTTCAACGGCCGCTTTGAACTCGCGGATAAAGCGTTCTTCGGAAAAGGAGGCGGCGTGTTGTGCGATTATTTCGCTTTTAAATGTACCCTTTTTATCGAGCGCTTCAAAGCGTTCGATCGCCGCTTGTGCGGAACTTGCCGTCTGTTCCGAAAAAAAGACACCGGTTTCTCCGTCTTCGCCCCTTTCGCCAGCCCC